ATAATCATCTCAAAGAACTTCTGGTCAATAGGACTGATAGCGTTCAATGGTTGAGTGATAAAAATGATAGAATAAAGAACAACGAAAACAATACCTGTCAATGTCATTGCTAAACAGATACCAATAAAAAATTTCAGACGAGCCATTAGCTGGTCTTCGGTATACATGAATGGGGCATTATTTTCCACAATTAACTCCTTGATTTAGTGCTACTGGTGCAGTAGGTGTGTTTCCTGGTGTGCTTGGTGGACCTAAACGTGGGTCACGTTGACCTTTAAAAATATGTTCAGGACATGTTCGTGTCACATCACAAACAGGAAGTTTACAAAAGTCTTTATCCCAGTTTGCTGGGTCTTGACATGGATATCTAAACTTGTCGCCGCCAAAAAACGCCAACATTAAAGGTAAAACTAATAGTGCAACTGCACCAAGAAACAATTTCTTTTCACTACTGTGCATATTAAACTCCTAAAACATGTAATGCGTGTTCATAGTGTTTGATGCGGTCATCTAAACCAATTGTTCCACCATTAATTCGTTTTGTGAGAGTTAAAATGTCGCCTTTGTCTGCCCATTGGTTCAGGTTGTTTGTTTCCCAGAACCAGCAAGCGGACTGAGCAGCACCCTCAAATGTCAATAGGTATTCGGAGGCTTCTTCAACTGTAATTCCTAAAGATGCAGCAAACCAAGTATAGTTTTCTTTACCCGTCAGTTGAATTAGGCCTTTGCCTGCATATCGCCAACCATCACCAGATGCTTCATCTCCGTTACCCATACGATTGGCATACACTTTATTAGCGATGGCCTGTTGTTTATTTGACCGTGAGCAATACTCCGCAGCAATTGCATCGTTTGGAAAATACTTACCAAATATCTTGCGTAGTGTAGCTGGCTTGTAATTCAAATTTTCTTTGAGTGCAGTAAAACCAGCAGATTCGTGAGCACACTGAGCAATAAATGCTGCGATTCTTTGAGGTGTATTGATTTCATAATCTGGTAACAATTGCGCCAAAGCATTGTGCCAATGTTCAACGTAAGGATTTTTTGGAAGTAGTTGTTTTAGTTGTTGTAATGTTAGTTCCATTATTTGGTCTCCTCAAATATTTTCTTTTGATTATTATACCATTCAGACCAAGCATCAACTTTAAGAGAACACTGATGATACACCGTGTAGTTGTCCACAACAGTTTTTGTTATGTCACTGAGTTTCGCACCTTCGACTATTGGTTTTAAATCCTGGCACTTCTCTTTGAGTTCTGGTGGTACTTGGGGAAATTTTGCTGTAACTGGAACTGTAGTTGAACATCCAGACAACATTAAAAGTGCAAACAAAAAGTATTTCATTTTTTGGCTGCCTTGTTGATTGATTCTATGACTTCTTTTGGTATCTCACATTCGCCGCCAGGTAGAAATTTTGTATCATATTTTACAACTTCTCGGTCAACGAATTTAATAATGTCTTCACCTTTCTCTTTGACTACTTGTGTTTTGGTCACATATTTTGTAATCACTTCGGTGTTGACTTTTTCAGACTTTTGTTCTGCTATGACCAACTTTTCTTCTATCTCTTTAACTCTAGCAAGCCATGCAGCTTGTTCATGTATCGCACCAGACATAAAAGTACCAATAACAACAAGTGCTATTGATACTATTTGAATTGGAGTTTTATAGATGTATATTGCAGGAATAGGAATGAAACGGAGAAGATAAGTTACAGCATAACCCAATAGACCTATTAATAAAAGGCCGTAAAATATCCAATCAGGTAACCATTTCAATATCCACATTCAACCCTCACTCTTTAGGTGAATTTCTGCGACCCATGGCCATCAATCTTGCGTCTGTGAATTCTTCGTTTTTCTTTTTACGTAATTTGACACCAGGTTCTCCGCCTAGGCCGCCAGTTCCAGAAATTGCACCAGAACTAACAACGTTTGTTGGACCGGCACTAACTGCACCGTCTTCACAGAACTGTTCATCATACTTGGGCATGGGTCTTTGTCCTGGACGACCTTTGACACCACGCTTCTCTGTGCTTGGTGGTTTTGTTGATGGAACAATGTCACCCTGATTTCTATATGGCTGAGGAACCTTTTTAGGATTGCGAACATCAATAGGAGCCTGTGCCACTACAATAGGAGCACCTTCCTTCATTTCGTCTTTTCTTTTGCCGAAAGTTTTGTGTACAAGTTTATCTAAACTGGCATGAAACTTTGTTTCTTTGGCCTTGTTGATGCCTGTGTCGGCCTCAGACATAAGAAATGATTTAAAAGATTTCATCAGCAGTTCCACTTTCTCAATGCTAGTGCTTTGCGTGAAGGTTCACCGTTAGGTTTTTTCATTGGTCCCTTCATGCCACCCATTCTAGCACAAAAACTCTTGCGGCGATTTGCTGCCTTAGAACCTGGTTTCAACTTTGATGGTTTGGTTGTAACTGCCATGCTCAGTTTTGAACCTGGATTTTCTCTACGATAAGAAGCAATACCTTTGCGATTCAAACCGCCTTTTGGATCTTTGCCTTCTTTACGGCGCCACGCAGCAGACTCATATAGTTCTTCGTCTGAAACATCAGATAAGTCTTCCCAAATAACTTCAGGATCGATATTGTGTACGTCTGAAATCTCCATAACCAATTCTTCGATTATGTCGAACATCATCTCAGCTTCTTCTTTGGTACAACTGCCAGGTGAATATGGTTTTTTACCTGGAACAGGTTTGTAACCTGTCCAACATCTTGATGCTTCTGTTCTGAAATTATTGTAATTTTTCATATTTTCCTCAGTGTTTCTGCAACTTTCATATCCACAGGTATTACGTCCGTAATTATGTTTTTGCCTCTTATACCTTTAACAACTTCAGGAAGAAGATTTAGAAACAATAAAAACGTTTTCAAAACATCATAATCTTTTTCGTCTATCCTGAAAAACAATATCCTTGCCGTAGCTTCTGGCCCAAAAACGTTGTTGAGTAGAATGATATGGTTAATTATCAATCTCTCTTTAAGTGCCTTAGTGACTTTATATCTTCTCAAAAGCCTTTTTAGGTACTTTGTACGTTTAAGGTCGCCCTCAAACTCAGACATTAAACAATTTGGTGACGTATAGTTCTTGACTGCATACATCACCAAATTTTCTTCATTCAAATCATCGAACATTATGAATTAAGGAGAATTAAACTCCAGTGTACATTTGTCCGAAGCTTGTGTTTCCTGAATTTGTATTCGATGCAACAGGATCAGACAAACATACCAAAGTTTCGTGAATGTAACGAACTGTGCTATCATTGTTAATTTTCTTTCTGACATTTACCCAGCCAGTGTTCAAATTACCAATAGCAACTGTGTTGTTAGCTAAACGTGTTGGTGTAACAAGAATAGTGTCTTGATGATATGTGTTTGCTTCAGCTGAACCAGTGTTTTGAACGATAGCGTTAGCAAAGTAGACCGTCTTGCCAATTGCAAGAGTTGCTACAACGTTATTAGCTAAACGAACCAAATTGTTTGCAGCATCTACAGACACTACGGTGTTGTTAGCTTTAAAATAAGCCGCATCGTTTTGGTCGACTAAAGATGTATCAAAGAATCTTGAAATTGCAGCATTAGCGTCTGAACTTCTATCTGTATACACATAAGAACCAACCAATCCAACGGAAGGTGCTGTTGTGAATACAATTGTGTTACCTGCTGTTGTTGCGTTTGCGGTTACAAGTGTAGCAACCGCTCTAACCTGTCTTTCAACAGGTAGGTGAGGTTTACTGTTAGCGGAATCTGTGTTTCCCCATAATGCCATTTTTATATCTCCTTGGTATAAAGGTAAGTTTTACCTATTTATTGTTCTTGTGGTTTTGTTTTCTTTTGGTCCATACTCTTATAATCTGGCATCGAGGTGCGATTTTTCAACATAGGATCAATTTCAACCATATCTCTCTCTTGGCCGGTGAGTGTAGTGCCACCCTTTAAGACCATACGAGCATTAGGTTTCGTGTCACCAAGTTCATTCACACCTTCTGTTTTTTTAACTTTTGGTGCTTTGCCATATTGTTCACCTTGCTTATCAGATTTCTCCCAATCATACATGTCTTCGGTGATTTTTCGGCCATGGAGTTCCTTGACCATTTTTGCTGCTTTAGACATTTTTTTGCTTGGAATAGTATCATCAGGACTATTAGCACCATCAAATGCACATTGAGTGGCTGCTTTTGGGTCCGGGAAGTTATCTTCTTTAACTTCTTTTTTTTCTTTGTCGGCAACTTGCTGTCTAATTTGTGCCATGTATTCATCACCACGTTTTTTACTAGCATCAGATTTTGCACGTTGTTTTTCCCATGCACGTTGGAGTTTTACTGCTGCTGACATTCTTTTAGACTCTGTTACCTGTTCTTTATCTACAAAACCATGACTGTCATCACAAATACAAGGATCAACTTGGCAGTGTGAACAAACATCTCCCGATTCATAGATGCCATGGTCTCTTTTCCACTTGTCATAATCTCCAGTTTTGGATTGTGATACTTTTTTATTTTTGGTAATGTAATTCACATTCCATCCTCTAGACTTATAGAATTTGGATAACAAATCTGCACGACGAGAAGTTACATTCTCATCGATGTTTGCTTTAGCCGACCATGGATCGTTTGGATCAGTTCCAAACGTAGCCTTAGATGCAGCCTTAGATTTGACTACATCTTTGACTACATCTTTAGACTTTTTTACCATTTTTTCTTTTCCTCTGATGTTCCGGTTTTACCCATAACTTCATTTTTAATTTTTTTGAAAGACTTGTGAGCCAAACCTTTAGCCAAATTTAAAGGAGAATTTGTTGTGTTAGCATCTGTTGCAAATGTTGAATCTACATCGGTGCCTTTGCCTTCACTAACTTTTTCCTTTTTGTGGTCTGCCATAGTGTGCTTACCATCACCATTTTTATCTAAAGATTTTACCAATGAAGACTTCTTGACCATCTTAGCAATTAATGCTTTGTCTTCTTTTTCGTCCTCATGTCCTTCGTCTTTTTCTTCTTTAGCCAACTTAACTTTGTAGTCACTGTGTTGGTTATGGAATGTAGCAGGAACTTTTTTACGACCGGCTAATGTGTCGGTTGTTTTTGTGTCCATCAATGATTCTTCTTTTTCTTCATTCACGGAACTTGCATGGTGTTTAGAAATCTTAAATGTCCAACGACCAGATTTAACAGGACCAGAATGAACGTCTTTATGACCAACGTTGCAACCATGAATATCATTTGCTACGGATAGATTGGCGTGTGTCCATAGTGAACCGTCTGTGTCGTGTACAGCCACTAGAGGGTCTTTATGTGTGGTCTTCACTTCTTCTTTGATTTCTTCTTTACGTAGAAGTTTGAAGTCGTGTGCATCAATTTTACCGTTTTTGTTCTTGTCAATCTTGTGTTGATTGCCTTTAAGTTCTTCGGCCTTCATTGGTTTCTTTCCTGTTTGAGGAACACCAACTTTCTTCTGTAGGTCTTTAATCATGTCTTCATCATCGCCGTGGCCGACTTTATCCAACACTTTTTTACCTAATGCTTTAGCCTTGTCCATGAGGCCTTCATCTACAGACTCAACTTCTTCATTCTTAGCAGATTTTGTGGCTGTTGCATACATTACTGACTTTGCACGGTCACCATAACGTGCTTTGAAACCTGATAAACCTTTTTTCATACCTTTGACGATACGCTCTTTCTCAGAAGTTTCTTTTGGTGTCAATGTACGCTCTTCAACTTGTTCAACTTCTTCTTGTGTGACACCACGTGGACCACGGTCATCTTTAACACCGCCAGCTTTCATCAAAGCTGCACGGTCAGCATAACTGCCACGCTTAACATCTTTAGCTGCAGCCTTGACCGCAGGAGAAGGATTCTTAACGTGTTTCAATGGATCGAATTTTGCTTCTTCCATTGATTCAATTTCTTCTTTTTTGACTTTACCATCATCTTGTTCTGGCTTAGACTTTTGTGCAGAGCCACCATAACGTGTGCCTTGTTTTACACCTGAACCACCTTTTGGTTCAACTTCTCTTGGTTTCTTCCAAGAGGTAAATGGACTTTCAGCTGCGCCTTCACGGACATCAGCAGAAGTTCCTTTTGCAGCTGCTTTGTCATCAGCTTTCTTTCCTGGCTCTAAAAGTAATTTTTTATCACCTTCTACCAAAATGTTACTGATGGCGTCTAGAACTGATTTTGAAACGTTTGGTTTGCTGAACATTTATTTTGCTCCTGTTTTCTTTTTTTTGATTGTTATACCAGATAATCCGAATTTGTCTGCTGGTGTGACCATGATTTCTTTGTTACTTGCTCCACCAAGAGTACCACCTAGACCTGAATCTGTTGATGGACTATCAATGGCTTCTCTGAATTTCTTTAGAGTCTTCTTTTCACCTAATGGATTTGGCGTTGGACCTTTTGTCTGCGCAGCAAAATTAACAACATCATCGTTACTAAACTCTCTAGCTTCACGATAAGTTGCATCACCCAAACCTGCACCTGCCGATGCACTAGAACCTGCGGCTCTAGTATTTAATGTTTGGCCAATTCCATCTGGTGAACCAACACGACCAGCACGTAATGATTTATCTCCAAATTTGGATCTTCTTACTGTGTCTGCGTCTTTGTTGAAATTTGATTCTGAATATTGACGATATATGTAGTCTTTATTTGGTTTAATATCTCCATCACGTACATCATCAATCTTTCCTGCTTTAGCTTGTGCTTGCATGAAAGGACTGTTATTGTCTTTCAGGTGTTTTTTTGTTCTACTTTCGTATATTTTCATGAATCTATTGTCGCTTGTGGTTTCGAACAATATACTCTTGCTCAAGAAATCCTTAGTTTCGACAAACAAATCAGAAATGTCTTGTTCTTTGTTTTTTAGATTACCTGTATTATCGAATGTGGAAAAATTCTGAAATTGTTCCGCAAAAACATTTACGTTCTTTTGTGCTTTTTCCCAACGTTCTTGGCGAACAGATTCAACCATCATTCTTGACAACTGACTGTTTCTTTCTTTACTGACGGTATCGGTTGTGTCAACGAATATCATCATTGTTTCATAACCTAGTTCTTCCAGTTCTTCTTTGATGTGTGCAATCTTATCACTATCATCAGCAGGTCCATTAACGATTAGCGGACTACGAGTTCTGATTGCTTCCATTTTAGGATTCATAGAACGCATAGACAATCTGTGTTTATCATTCAGAATACTTGTGATTTGTTGGAAATTCATTTCAACAATATTTTGACCAACAATACATTCACGGATAATAATATCTTTACCTGATCCTGGACCACCAGTAACAAAGATAGCTTTGTTGCGGCCATAATTGAAAGATTCGTGTAGACCCATTCCTTTACGAACATCATGCATCAGGTCTTTTGCATGTTCATCAGAAACGTGGTGTGGAACACCTTGTCTGAAAGAAGAAAAGTCTTTATTCTGAGCATGCTGGCGCATTTTTGTGCCAGACATTCCTTCTTCACCTTCTGCATCAGGGTCTCTATGACCGGCAGAATGTACAGTAATGGATTTATAATTATAGTGACCGTGTGTTCCCTTTACACCATTATATTTGTGTAGTAGTTGGTGCATTTCTTTCACACGGTCTGAACCGACAACAACATGAAGATGTTGATGACCCATAGCATTCAAAGCAGATGCATGGTGTAGAATTGTTGGATGTTCTTTTGTTGCTGCCTGAAAATGTGTTCCAGGAGAATAACGTTTCAAGTGTTTAAGTTTTTGTTCTGACGATAAAGGATTCTTTTTTGCGTCCTGTGAGTGTGAAACAATAACTTTATGTTGTGCGTTGTACTTAGATGCAACATCACGTACCTTGTCAATTAGTTTTAAATGACCGGTAGTTGGAGGGTTCATGCGGCCAAACGACATAGCCACATGACTTTCTTTTTTATTTGTTTCTTCTACGATTTGTAAAAATGATTTCATTTTCTTACTTTTAATAAATTAGCACGAGCAAACTCGGCACGATTAACTAATTTCGTTGGTTCACCTGCGTGGTTAACAACAAATCCTTCTGGACCAGTTTTCTTTCCATCAATATGATGTTCCAAACCGCCTTCATGTTGTTCTAGGGTGCTAACCAGAGTATTCTTAGCTTTCTGTAAATGATTATGCATTTTCAACAAATTGTCATAATGTTTCTTGTTGTCATCAATCCATTCCATATGACCTTTAGCGACAGCTGCTTTTTTAGACTGTGCTGCAGGCGTTTTAACTTTTGCAATCTCTTTCTTAGATTTCTCTGAAACATGTTTCTTCAATCCTTCGACACTAGGTTCTTCACCTGTACGAACGGTGTGATTTATATATGTCGATAGATGGCCTGTTTCACCGCCGTGGGCAGGATGAATGTGGTCATACATGTCAGGATTCTTCTTGTGAATAGACTCAGCTGCCTTCATGTGGTCCATGAAAGTTTTCTGAGATTTCTCATCATAATGTATTTGTTTCGTGTCGTGGTTAGGCGACTTTTGCCAAACATCCGGATGTTGTTTGAAATTGTGTAAATCTGGATGTGGATCAGCTCTCATGGAAGAAGCGTCATTACCATGATACTGAGTGTGAGTTACGATACCAATCTTAGACTTTTTAACTCTGTCTGCATCTTCACCTCTTGATGTGTAGGTGATTGTGTTTGGAGTGAAAGATACTTTGCCACCTGGTTTGTGTTCCAGGTCATCTTGCGAGTGCATTATATCACCTTGATAAACACCAGTCTTTGGCACAACTTTAGGTAAATGGTTCAGTGCAGCATGTAATTTGTCCATTAGACCGGGCGCATGGCCATGGTTTTTCACAATATCTTCGTGGGTGTAATTGATTTTAGGCGTCTTATTGAACGCCGATTTGGATGCGACAAAGAACTTGCCTGTCTCTGGGTGGTGACCATAAACTAAAGATGGAGAACCATCATACTTCATAGTCAAGGCTGAACTGTCTCCGCCTGATTTTATGTGGTTATGTGCTTGTAGTAAAGCGCCCTTAGCATGTTCAAAACCAGCTGCGCCATGAAACAAAGGACGATCCTCTGCATGGTGAATATGCTTTAGTTTTGCACCTTCTTGTGCCTGTGGTTCACTTTCTTCTTTAAGAAAAGACTTGAAACTTCTCATTGATTTCCTTAGACTTGCAATACACTATGATTGCCATAAAGACTATTTATACAACTTTTTATTTTATATGGCCAAACCA